ACACTTTATCGTCGTTCGCCGGGACGCCATCCGCGAAGATTTCCTTTTGAAGAACAGCCTGTTCCCCAATGTGGGAGAGAGCCGGCCAGTAGAAGTCGAATCGAGTTCGACGCGACCACATCCGGTTAATGCCTTGCTGATAAGTCAGATCGGCGCGGACAGACATTAGGCCGAGAATAAGACAGTGCTCAGTAAAAGAAGAACTGAAGCCAGAGCGGCCCAGATTAGCCACGCCAATGGCAGCAAGATTTCCTTGAGGAGTGTTCGCATAATCGCCAGTCGGGGAGGTTTGAGGGATGGGGGAGATATTGACCATCGTGGAACCACCGCCCAGGTACTCCGGGCGCTGGAGTCGGGCGTCAGGTGAAGTGACGCCAAAGTGAGCTTTGACCAGCTCAGTGTATCGCGTGCCGCCGCGGGCGTCCCGCTCATATATTTTTTGAATCTGGAAGGCCTGGCGTAGCGTATTGATGGTCGAGGACGTAGCCGCCGAAAGATCGGCGTAGATGCCAGGATATCCGGGTCGATCCGGATCCTCTTTGATAGCGAAGATATTCGCGGCATCAGCGGAAGTGATCCGCTTGTTTGGCTGCGTCCAGGTCGTTCCACCAGTTTCACGCCAGACCTCGGCGCCGGCCTGGAACGCATGGTTAGCGTTCTGGCCGATGCCGATAATCGGAGCGTCATCCCCCAGGGGGATAAGGACGTCCGGCCCCTTCTGAGGCCAGGGGAGGCAGGATGTGAAGTAGTCGTGACGTTTGCCACGACGGAGAAGGACATATTCCATAGGGTCGTCCGGGCCGTCGTCAAGGTCGACCGTTACAGAGTCCTGAAGATTTTCATCGCGGAACCATTCATTCCAGATGAGGTTATATGCCCGGTGCCAGAGTGAGGAAACAGAGATAGCAGGCACGCCAGTGGGAAGCCCAAAGTAATCTTCCAGTGTGCCGGCCTGGAAGCCGACACCAGGAGGCGCGACGATTTGAGGAATCACAAAATCGGTTGAATCGCCGGGGTTTTTTTGCTCGCCGTTGAACTTCTGCCAGTTGTCCCAAATGAGACGGATAGGAACGGCGAAATAGTGAGTGTCCAGGAACATGTTATCCATGATCGGATAAATCGAGGTCGCCATTCGGGCAATGGCGGTGGTGTTCACGTTGAACGTGTCGCCGGGGAGTACCTCGTCGACCAAGAAAGGAATCAGATAGCCGGCGTCAAAAGTCGTTTTGTAGCCGTGGGAGCGGTCAAAAGTTGACCGGGGAATATCAGCCTTAGGGACCTGGCTGAATTGGTGCGTCATTACAGACGGCTTGCCGTGGTGTTTTACGCCGAGAGACATTTATTAACCCTCCAGGTATTGAGAAGCGAAGCCGAGGCGCTGGGGTTGCACGTAGATATCGAACGTGCCGTCCTCGTCGTTGAATGAGCCGAATTCGGTGAGGCAGTAATCGGCAGGGAATTTGTTCAGATCGGATTGGGTATCCATGGCCGCCCGCTTAAAGTCGCGGAGTGCTACAGCGGCATTTACCGCATAGAACGGATTGGAATAAACATTCGCTTTAGAGTCATAGACTGCGAAAATTTTCTTAATCATTTTTCCAAGTTCCTTTGAGATTGGTTTGAACGAGAGAGTGTTACTTCTTCACGAACCCGAAGTCGGCTCGGGGTTTGATCGTGCCGGTATTGTTTGGCACGTCTTACCCTGTTCCATTTAAGGTCAGTTGCCAATTTCGGGTTTTCACATTCCAGGCGGCGCTTGTAATACATCGGCACCGCCTGTTTTTTCCCCTGAATTACCATAAAGTCAGAGGGGAATACATCGCCTTTAAATTGATCGTACCAGGTCGACCCGATTCCGGGTTTGAGAGACATGGTTACGTATTCAGGCTCTAGCTGAATTATTTCCCCGGTGGAAAGTTCAACACGTTGGTAATGTTTTTCGGCAGATTCGCCGAGGACTTTTTTAAGAATGTATCGAGCTGTATAAGCAGCACTTTCAAACGTAAGAGCGCCAACACTAGCGTGTCCATGTCCCCACAATCGGTCGAGAGTTTCTGAACGATAGAGTTTATTTCCCGCCGGTGTAGTTTTAAGTAATTCCTGGTCATCAAAATGGACGCCGAACAAGACAGCGTGATAGTGGGGGCGTCGGAGTTGTTCTCCGTATTCCCCACAGTGGAAATACCGGACGGGTTGTCCATAGTGTTTTCTGAGCCTTTTCATGAATAGTTGAAAGTCTCTTTTCCTGAGTGTTGCACCAGGTGGAAGATTTTCGGGGCTGTAGGTCAGCGTCACGAATACGGAATTTTCATGGAGTTGGGCCTCATTCATGATACGGACGGCCCATTGCCGTGAACGATCCAGGCGGCACCCGATACATTGGCCACAACGAACTTCGATGGGCATGTCCGGGAAGCCCTCCTGGATGTTGAACACGATTCCCCGCTTACCGTTTTTCGTGAGCGTTCGAGACTTCCAGCCCTGGAGAGGACGGAAGCACGGCATAACCGCTCACATCCGGATTCCGCCCCGCATGGGGGCAGCTCGGAAGTTGAGCTTGTGAGACCGGGACGCAGAGCGGGAGAACTGCCGACGGGACTTGGAGCGGGACATTTTGCGGCGGAACATTATGATTCCTTTCAAGGAGATAGAGGACTAGGAGCAAGGTTTCCAAGAGAAGCCCCTAGCCCTTTTTTAGACTGTTGAGAGAGGGGAGACAAGAGAGAGTTTTTTTAGAGAGGTGATCCACAGGGTCAGATCGTACCTCCTGACTGTGTGTGGTGTCACCTAGACCAGTTGCATCAAGTATAGGGTCTAGGTGAAGCGCACCAGGTGCGGGGTTGTCCGGAGCCGAATTCCGACTTACCCACCGCCCGGGAGATAGAGGCTCCCGGGCCGTGGATAAGTCGCGGCTCCTGCGTCTGAAGGCTGTTTGCCGGGGCATTAGCCTAGCTCAGACGGTTTTATCGGACGCAGGTGAGGGCGAGGGCTGGACATAGTCCGCCCATTGATCCTGAGGCTTCAGGAGGCCCATAGCGTCCATTTCCGCGCGGTTGTTGGGGTTAGAGGTAAAGTCGAGGAATAGCGCGGGGTTATTTGCGAAGCGAGAGCGGACGTCGGACGGCAGAGCGTTGAACACCGCTTGAGCTTCGATGACCAGATCCATGTGGGACTGGAATTCCTCGCCGGTGACGTCGAGGTATTGAGGTATGACCTTGGAGACGAACTCCGGCAGTACGCCGGTGTTGCGGTATCGGGCCATGATTGTGTTGATATCGCAGGAGTCTTTAGGAGATTGTTTCGTCCAGCGAGAGTCTTTAGCGAATTGAATCGCTTTTCTGTCCCGTTCTGAGTAGGGATGCTTAAACGGAGACGCAGAGTTAATAACGGGACGGATTTTATTTTGAGACATGATTTTTCCTTAACGAGTAAGTGGGACGAGACGAGAGAAGGCGGAGGCACCGCCTCCAATGGATTTCATGGCCCTATCTACATAGCGCATTAACGAGCCATATTGTGTCTCGTCTATTTCGCCTTCCAAGAGAGCGCCTTTTAGGACTTCGGCATAAATGCTGGCCTGAGTTTCTGATAGATCAGCATCAGCTTTCGCTTTTCGGGCAAGTTCTTTCATTTGCTCCGTATGATGCTTTTCGGTCAAAACCTGTTGGGCCACATGTTTTGCCTTTTCCTGTTCCGTTTCTGTAGATGCCTGCTTCAGATGTTCTTCAGCTTGCATGACGTTGTACGTCATCATCTTATTGGCATTCTCCAGTTTTTGCCCTTCGGTTTCAGCGGCTTTTTTCTGGGTGTCCTGTTCCACATTGTCCACCTGGGCGGCGTTCGCTTTCGCTTGCATGTAGGCGGAAACGGCCGGGGTTGCCACGTCCTTTCCTTCATAGGATGCGCCACCAGGTGTAGAGGCGCCTTTTCCGCCAGCAGACAAAATGGGATTCAGGCCCGCAGCACGAAGATCAGCGACTTCTCGCTGATGTGCCGTGCTTGACATGCGTTCCTGAAAATCCATTTGATCCTGGGCGGAAGCAGCGGAGGATTTCTGGCCCATGACGCCACCAATTAGGGAAAGGCCTCCCGAGACGAGAGGCCCCGCCACCTTTTCGAATATCTTGGAAAAGAATGACATGGCGGGAATCCCTTAGAAGTGGTCGATCAGGCCAGGGACGCCGTAGACCGGCATGGGACGAGTGCACCGCATTCGAATGTACGAATCGAAAAGAAAGTGCGGTTCTGCCGGTACGGCTATGACACGGTCAACAGGTGGGTTTTCCACAATGAACGTGTCGTCCAGGACAGGTGCGTTAGCAAAGTCCTGAGATAGATGCCAAGCATCAAGCGACTGGGCGAAGTTGGAGCGGAATTGGCCGGTAATCAGGGAAGGCTTGTATCTGTATTCTGCATAGCGCTCCTGGTAGCCGAACACTTTATCGTCGTTCGCCGGGACGCCATCCGCGAAGATTTCCTTTTGAAGAACAGCCTGTTCCCCAATGTGGGAGAGAGCCGGCCAGTAGAAGTCGAATCGAGTTCGACGCGACCACAT